TAAATTTGATTTTAGTAATTCAGTAAAAATTACAAACTATGGATTTCCTTAAGGATTTACTTGAATTAAACAATGTTATTTATTTAGAAAAACTTGCCGAAAAACAAAACTTAGATGAAGATGAAAAAATACAATTCATACAAAAATATAATAAACGGAATAATAGACTGTTTAAGCCATGTAAAAAATACATGATTGATGAATATAAAATGAAATTAAAAAGATATGAATATTCTACGTTTGAAAAATAAAATTAATTTCAGAATTTATAGTGAATAGGATAATTAAGATATTTTATATTAGTTTCCTATTCACCGGTGGTCACAACCAGCATCTTTTTTGATGTGAAATGGTGAAAAATGTAATTAGGAATTAAATTTCCATAAATTTATACAACATGATGGATACAATTTTTTGTAACACAGTCCCTATTTAATAGGTTGACATATAAATGGATTCATTGGTTTTCGTATGAAATAAGTCTTTAATGTAGGTTTTTTAATCAAAGATTAAGTCATTTTAATCTTTTTTATATTTTCAATCTTTTATAAATAATAATTTTCATCCCTAGAGGGTCATCATTTTTATCATTACTAATCTCAGTATCTTCATCTAAAGTATATCCAAATCTGTTTTGAAAACATAAGTTACACATTTTAATATTATGATATTTACCACAACCTATAAATTTGTATAGTATATTTCTTTTACCCTTAAGACTCATTTCACAATTATCACAAACTTGCTGATAAACACATGAAGCACATAGTTTCATATTACTATAGTTTTAGTTTTTTAAATATGCTTTCATGAACAAATAATTTTTCCGTTTTTTTCTTTTCGCTACTATTTTTATATCTTGTTTTATCTGATTGAGAAGCTGATCTATGAACTACTTTTTCCCAAACAGGTATAAAATCTTTAGGAGCAGTTGTTTCAGAAATAAAAACATAGTTATTTTCAGACCATTTTCTCATAATCATCCAAAATTTATCATTATCAAATACATCATAGTGTTTAGTATCAGTTCTATATTTTATAGGATATTTAGTATAAGCGTAGGGGGGGTCACAATATATTAAGCTATTTTTTGGTTTTAATTTATCATATGAAATACATTGAAATTCTACTTCTTTTAGTTTCCCTTTAGTTTTAGATAATGAATTAATTGCTTCTTGAAGAAAATCTTCTTTTTTATCTTTTTTATATTTATCTACATATCCAGAAAAAAATTTACCAGCAAAGCTCATGTTAAATCCCACGAATGCTTTTAGAGAGTTTGGTGATTCTAAATTTTTACATGTTTCATAAAATTCAAAATCGACACTTTCAGGTGGTATAAAAGTATCATTTTGAACTTCTTTCCACAATTGAATTAAGTCAGGATGATAATCTGAAGCGAGACATTGATAATCAGTATTCATATGTTTTAATACACTTAATGCCCCGCAAAATGGCTCTATATAACAATCTACTTCTTCGGGAGAAACCAAAGATTTCATGAAATCTGAGATTTCTTTACATAAAAAATATTTCCCTCCCATGTATTTCATTTACTATCTAATTTTTTTATATTTTATATTTTAAACTTTTTTTGATTTTATATTTTATTTTTTAGAGCAGTTTTTTTCATGTGCTGATTGCGATCCTTTCTTTATCAATATCCCACAGTGAGAACAAGGTATCCGGAAGTGGTAATTATACTCGCCTTTAGTATACCATTCACCATCACATTCGGAGCAATTGTATTCGGGTGGATAGTGTTTTTTTGCGTGTTGTTGTGCGGCTTGCTTGCTTGGATAAATTTTAATGTAATCTTGACATTCGGGGTGAACGCATGAAAATCCGGTTTCATTTAAGCGGACAGGCCACCCTCTCTTGGGTCTCTCTTCTGCCGGAAGTTGGGGATGGAGAGTTATCTTGTTTTTATGACCTTTACCCGGGCGTTTACCTGGACATCCATGAATCGCCCAAGAAGGTTTTTCATTTCCCTTCGTATAAAGGCGACATGGCTTACATGTGTTTTCAGAAGGTTCTGCTTCGGGTTCTTTCGTCGGAACTTGGATGAAAGATGAGACATCCACTTCTGCTTTAGATGAATCCCATCTCTTAAGGATCATCCTCCGGTGAAAAACAGATGAAGACATTTCTCTTTTTAGCGATCCTCTTTGTGAATTTCAGTGTGAAATAATTTTGATTTTCAATATCAACTTAAAATCAAATTTATGATTCATTGAAAAATTTTTTATATGAATATTTATTAAATGAATTCATTAACTGATTTTTCTTTCTTAAAAGATGTATCGAAAGCAAATTTCTCATCCTCAAATGAATATTCAAAGACAAATGATAAAAGCGAGTGTAATCCTTTTTCAGCAAATAATAATATGGGAAATTACTTTCAGCAGTGTAGTAAAGAAGGACAAACAGCCTTATGGGGTTCAAATAAACCCACCCCAGACAAATGTGAATTAAATCCTAAAGTAGGTGTACCTTGTCATGATATTTGGAATAATCAGACAAGGAGAAAAGGAGTGGTAGATTATCAAAGATAAAAACCTGTGGTAGATTATCAAAGATAAAAACCTGTGGTAGATTATCAAAGATAAAAACCTGTGGTAGATTACCGGAAATAAATATTTAAAAAATATAAAGATAAATATAGTAAAATATGTCTAATCGTTGTAAATATCTTACAAGTGATAAATTAAGTTTGGATAAATTAAATTTTAAACCGTTTCATTGTGATGATATGAGTATAACTAAATCATCTGATAAAACTTATAGTGAATGTAATGATTTTAATAAAGATCATCTGTGTTTTGGATATTTACAAGTTTATTATCTTAAGAATCCAATGTTGTATATTACGACTCCTAAAATGAAATGTTTATTTGGTGTTCAGAATAAGGGAAATGGGAATTTTCAAATGAGTTTACAATTTACTGATTTAGAAGAAAATCCTTATATGAAAGACTTTTTTGAATTTATACAAAATTCAGAGTTTTATGCCATGAAAAAACTTGGTTTAACCGGTGAAGATGCTGATAGATTTATTTCTCAGATTCAGTATGATAAGAAAGAGATGTATGAACCTAATTTAAATGTTAAATTACCCTTTCAGTATAATCAATTTTTAACTGATATTTATTCAGAATATAGTTCGGGAGTGAATATATTTCATATCCGTAAATTTCAGAATATGGAATGTGATTTATATGTTGATCGTGTATGGAGAATGAATGATAAATTTTATATGAAATGGAAATGTAAAGTTATTCATTTAGTTTAATCATTTAGTTTAATCATTTAGTTTAATCATTTAATTTAATCATATAGTTTAATCATTTAGTTTAATCATATAGTTAATATTTTATCACAAAGAGGACAAGCTTGTTTCTTTTCAAACCATGTATAAAGACAATGTGTATGATATTTATGATTACAATTTATTATAGTCACTACTTCATCAACTTGAAAGGGTTCTAAACAAATAAGACATTCCCCTTCTTTTAAAGATTTTATTTTATATTCTTTAATATCACTTTGATTAAGACAATTTTCTTTAAATCTTTGATATAAAAACATATTATCTATACATAATATATTTTTATATATTATCGCGTTTTGTTTAATCATATTTATTCTAAGTTACCAATAATGAGTATTTTAAAGCATGATGAATTAGATTTTAAGAAAATTAATTATAATAAACCCGAAAAACAAGGTGTTATTTATTATTCTCCTATAAATTATGATAACAAACCATTTTATTTACAGACACCAAAGATGTCTTGTAAGAATGGATTTCGGGATGTTTTAGATAGTAAGAATTCATTATTAGATTTAGAACCTATTAATATGGATTTTTCATTTTATGATAGTTTATTAACTTTAGATGAAAAAAATATAAAATGTACATTTGAGAATAATAAAGAATGGTTTGGTAAGAATATCCCATTAGAGATAATTGATAATATGTATAAACGTAATAACAAACCTGTAAAGAAAGATAGTAAACCTAAATTTTCTTTCAAGATACCATTGATTAAAGAAAAAGTTCAGTGTCAAATTTATGATCAGAAACGTGTTTGTGTCGATTTTAATAAAATCAACGAAAATACTGAAGTTGTATTAATACTACATGTAAAAGGATTAAAATTTTTAAAGCAACATTATTATTGTGATATTTATATTTCACAGATTAAAGTCTTTTTAGGGGGGGATTCTAAGTATTCTATCCTAAATGAATACGCTTTTAATGATAACGAAGAAGAAGAAAATGAATTAAAATCTCTTGAAAAAGAATTAATGTTAGACGAAGATTTTATTCAAGGTTTTCAGAAAGAAAAAGAAGAAAAAGAAAAGGTTATGAATCAATTAAAAATATCTAAGGAGAAATTTGAATCGCATAAAAGGGAGATTGAAGAATTAGAAAGTAAATTGAGTAAATTTTAATGTATTTTCTCTTAAATTTTTTTTTATTTAGTATATATATAAAAATGGGATTTGATTTAATGGACTGGTGTGATAAGAATCAAAACATATGTATTTTTCTATTAGCACTTGTTGTTTTACAGTGTACTGGTTATTTAACTCGGATTTTAAACATGTGTGGTTTAGAAGGTTTTGAAGTTGGAAATTTAAGCAATGATAGTATTGGGAGCATAGCAAGTAATGGTGTTGGACAGATTGCCGCTTCGGAGCCTTTAGGACAGAATGAATCTCAACAGGCAGTTACTAACCTTGGTCGTACTCCATCGAGTTGCTATCCTCAGCAGAAATTAAAACCCGAAGATTTATTACCGACAGATGAAAGTAAGGCAATTCAAGAATTTAATATTGCGAAACCCGTTGGCGAAGGTATTCTTCAGGGTGTCAATATGCTTGATTCTAGTTATCATGTTGGTGTTAATACTGTTGGTCAGAGTTTAAGAAATGCTAATCAACAGTTAAGATCTGAACCACCTAATCCTCAGGTGAATGTTAGTCCCTGGATGAATACTACAATTGGACCAGATCTCCCTCGCAGACCACTTGAAGTTGGTGAAAATTGCCCAACAAGCCAGTAAATAAATAAAAATTTAAAATTTGATTTAAAACTTATTTTATCATTATTAAATAAATATGGAAGAAAATAAATTTAAGGCGAATCCTTACAATACTAACAATGTTTTATTAAAACAAGATGATATCTTGAATATTATGAAATCACTTAATATTCATGATTTTAAATGTAATAATTTATCTCTTTATCAGCGTGCTTTTGTTCATAAATCTTATACTAAATTGAAAGACTATGAAGAATTTACTAATAATGATCAATCATTAGAATTATTTGATATTTCATATGAAACCTTAGAGTTTGTAGGCGATGCTTTCTTAGGAAATATAATTGCTAATTATTTATATCATAGATATTTTCATATGCATAAGATGGATGAAGGATTTTTAACAAAGTTAAAGATAAGATTTGTTTGTGGTGAACAGTTAGCATATTTATCAAAGTGTATTGGCTTTGATAAATATATGATAATTTCAAAGCATATTGAAGAAAATTGCGAAGGACGAAATAATTCTAATATTTTAGAAGATACTTTAGAAGCATTTTTAGGTGCTATTTATGAAGATACAAAAGATTTTAAACTTGTTGAAAAATTTATAATTCATTTAATTGAAAAATATGTTGATTTTAGTGAAACAATTTTACATGATAATAATTTTAAAGATCAAGTTTTAAGATATTTTCAACACAACTATAGAGTTTACCCTACTTATAAATCTGAAAAGAATGAATCTAATAAATATGAATGTAAACTTTACAAAGAAGATGAATATATTGTGACTGGTTATGGTAATAGTAAAAAAAAATCAGAACAAGATGCTTCTAAGAGAGCATTAATTAAGTATCATGTTTTATCTGAATAATTTTAAATGATATACTAATATATAATATGTCTGAAGAATTAAAATTAGAATTAAAAGATGATGATAATCCTCAGACACCAAGAGATAAACCACCGTTCTGGGAGGGAGATGATCCAAGAGACGAAGATGGACCTACTTATGCTCCAGTCTCACCTATCCCTACGAGATTAGAAGAAATAACTAAAGAATCTCAAAAAGACCTTGAACCCGAATTAGAATCTGATGATGAAGATCCTGAAGATCCTAGTGCTGAAATAATACAATTAGAAGATTTAGATAAGGCTACTGTTTCTCAACATAGAAAAGCTTTTGTGAATTGGATTAATAATGTTTTTTATGAAAGAATTAAGGATTTAAATTCGGATTCACCACTTAAGATATATCAAACGCTAGTTCAGCAATATTTATCTTTTGAAACACCTTATAGAGGATTACTTGTTTATCATGGTTTAGGAACAGGGAAAACAGCAACAGCTATTTCTTTGTCAGAGGGTTTAAGAGGTCAAATGAGAATTAATACTCTGCTACCAGCATCTTTAGAAACAAATTTTATTGGCGAAATAATGGGTGACAAAGTGAAAGGAAAGATGGGGTGGGGTAAAGATGAATTAAATATAGACAATACTTGGTCATTTGTAAAAATATCTGAAATAGATGATGATTTTAAAGATAGTTATAAATTAGATGCGAAAGTTTTAAGAAGTATTCAGAATGAAACAGTCAGAGCAATAAAAAAACAAGAAGACAAAGATTTAGAAAAAAAAGCTAAATCTATTAGAGGATTTTTTATCCCTGATAAAGATGGACAAAAATACGAGGATTTAAAACCAGAAGAACAAGAATTCCTTAAGAAAGAACTAGAATATTTAATAAAGACTAAATATAATTTTATTCATTACAACCCCTTTCCCAAGGTTAAAAGTGATAAAATTAATTATTCAAAAGAAGACGAATTGGGGGAGGAGGATGAAGATCTATATCTTTTAGACGAAGAAGACAAAAAAAACGTTCTTACAAACAACATGAAAATCGTAAAAGATTTAGATAAGCGGCTAAAATTTAATAAGAAAAATTTTAATGTAGATTCTCCATTTTATGGCGAATGTGTGATAATTGACGAAGTTCATAATTTTGTGAGAGAAATATTAAATCCTTCATCAAAACCATCAAAGGTTTTTTATGAATGGATTGTGAATGCTGAAAATGTAAAACTGGTATTTTTATCTGGAACTCCAGTGATTAATAAACCATCCGAAATCGCTGTATTATACAACATGTTAAAAGGATTAATTAAGATATATACTTTTACAATTAAGACAGATATCACTATTGAGGAAGTTAATCAGAAATGTAAAGACCTATTTTATAAAAATACATCATTGATTGAATTATATTATGTTGAAAAGAAGATGGGTAAAATTATTATTTCATTTATTCAAGAGAGATCCGATTTTGAATCACTCTTAAATCCAGAAGACAAATCTGAAATAGTTTATACAGTTCAGAGCCGAAAAGAAGGATTAAGGACTTTTGATGAATTTATGAATGAAATATATGATGGTCTTCATGAATTATTCGACGAAGAAGATATTTTACCGATGAAAGAAACATATAATGAATTATCACCTCGCAATAAATCTAGTTTATTAAGAGGGAAAAGTGTCATTTACGATAAAGAATTAAATATGATATTCAATAGGAAACAGAAATTATTTGATATTCTTGAAGACGATGTTTTAACTGATATGACAAATAATGATAATTTTATGAGATATTTCTTTGAAGGTAGAGATGAAATACCTGAAATGAAAAGGATTCTTATGAAAAGAATGTTAATGGGATTAACTTCTTATTATCCTATAGATAGATCTTCTATTGTTGACATGCCTGTAGTAGTTGATCCTGAATATCTACCTCAAGGTTTAGAAAATCATAAGATAGTTCAAAAGATGAATGTTGTACCTTGTATGATGAGTCAGACCCAATTTGAAAAATATATGGACATGTGGTCTAAAGAGAAATCTATGGATGCATTCGCTAGAATGAGAGGATATGACGAAGATTCACCATTTCATTATCATATGCGAACAAGACAATCATGTAATATTGTATATTTAGATGATGATTTTAGAACAACCAAGAAAACAGAAGACAATAAAGAATTAATCGAAGACATGAAAGCTAAATCATTTCAAAAGATTTTTGATGCTAATTCTTTAAAAATAGATAAAGATTTAAAAAATCTTTCACCTAAAATGTTTCAAATCATGAAAAATGTAGATAAATTTATGGAGGATGGTAATCCTACAGGGAAAATATTATTTTATAGTGATTTTAGATCTGACGGTGGTTCAGAAGCATTTGAATTGGTTTTAAGAAGCAATGGTTATGAAAAGTTTGATACAAAAGATCCTCAAAAAGATAAAGGTAAAAGATATACTTTTATTACTGGATCAGAGGGACCCGAAGAAAGAAGTGTTAGCAAAGAATATTTTAATAATGAAAATAATAAACATGGCGAATATATTCAATTTATGATTATCTCGAGTGCGGGAGCAGAGGGCATTTCATTAACTTGTGTAAGACAAGTTCATATATTAGAACCTTTTTGGAATTATGTAAGAGTTGATCAAGTTTTAGGAAGAGCAATTCGTATGAGATCTCATTTAGATTTACCTAAAGAAGATAGAAATGTAGAACAATATTTATATTTATCTACACTACCTCAAGGTGATAATTTAGAAGATGTTTATAAATCATTAATAAATGATGAAAATAAAACATGGTTAATGCCCGAATTAGGTGAAGAAAATATTAAAGTTGAATTAAATAAACCAGATAATCGGGATTTTAAAGAAGTTTTAGATAGCATTATAAGAGTAAATGTTGATACAGGAGGCGAATCTGCCGATAATCATTTATTTGAAATTATGGAACGTAAATACAGAGTTTCTTTAGAAATCAATTCTATAATCAAAGAATCTTCTTTAGATTGTATTCAACATACACGCGATGATCCAGCATTAAATGATAAATGTATAAGATTTAGTGATAAATTATCCGGAGAAATTGCTTATTTCCCTGGTATTTCTGCGAAAACTCTAGAAAATATAGATATAGTTCAACTAAAAGCAAAATATCTATATCATATTAAACCAAATGTATATGTTGTATCGGCATCAAATGATGAAGGAAATAATCTCTTTATTTACTATGAATACTCACCTAGTGCAACAGAAGGAAAAGCAAGCGAAGCAGCAGATCAAGACATCAGATACATACGAGAAAAGGGTAGAAGATTATGTGATGTTTATCTTGACAGCATGATGATATTAAATTATGTTGAAAAAGAACATCCTTATAATAAACGTTTAGGAAAGGAATTTTCAGTTTATCAAGAAATATATACTTTAGATGATAGTATGATGGATGAATATATTAGCCAAGAAGAATTTCCATCGTTAGAGAAATTATTAGTAAAGGATTCATTAAAGGGCTATAAATTAAAATACAATGTAAATGATACTTTTTATTACATGGATAACGATAGTATCTTACCCGAAGTATGTATTCAGAGAATCTATCCTTATCAGATTTACATTGATGAAAATTATAAAACTGATAATATTCTACCAAGAGTTATTTATAATGGAAATTTATTTATTAAAGAATAATATATATATATAATGGGACTTAGAGTTGCGGCTGCGCAAAAAGCAATGGAGAATCCTGGATCAACTATATTTTTAATGATACTGGGTGTGAGTTTCATGATAGTTTTTCAATATTTATTATGGAGAGGACTTATA